GGCCTATGCAACGGGGCGGTATAAACAGATGGTCGCGGTCAAGGAAGGCCGCCCCTACTGGCAATATTCAGCCGTCAATGACTCCCGCACGCGCCCGACGCATGCGGCCCTGCACGGCAAGGTCTACCCGGCAGACAGCGCGTTCTGGGACACGTTTTACCCCCCCAACGGGTTTCGCTGTCGGTGTATGGTCAAGACCCTGTCTCAGCGTCAGGTTGACAAACGGGGCCTCGATGTCGGCGAAGGCAACGGCCTGGGCGATCTCATCGAGCCCGTCGATCCGGTCACCGGCGATCGTCTCCCGGCCAGGCCGCTCATGCCGGACAAGGGGTTCGAGACCAACCCGGGAAAAGAGGCGTGGAATCCGGACTTGAGCAAATACCCTGGCAATCTCCGTATCCCCCTGGAAAAACGCCTCAATAAACAACGCAACCCGTAGGGGCAGATTCCATATCTGCCCAAACCACCGGAGCAGCCCCATGTCATGGACCCCCATTTTTCGAACAGGAACCCACACCGATTCCCAGGGCCGATCCCGCACCTGGACAACGGACGACCTGGACAAGGCCGTTTCCACCTACGACCCGGCCACGCGCGAAGCCCCGCTGGTGCTCGGCCATCCAAGGGACAACAGCCCGGCCTTCGGGTGGGTCGAAAAACTGCGACGAACCGGCGATGTGCTCGAAGCGGCCTTCAAACAGGTTCCGGACACCCTCCGCAAGGCGGTCGATGCCGGACGGTACAAACACAAATCGGTCAGCTTCTATACAGACGGCACTGTCCGGCATGTCGGCCTTCTGGGGGCAGCCCAACCGGCCGTGGAGGGGCTGGGAGAAATAACCTTCAACGCGGATGAGGACTACTGCGAATACAACCAACAGGAGGAGGATACGGACATGACCATAGAGGAACTGCAACGCAAGCTGGAGGCGGAAAAGGCCGCACGTGAAGCCGCCGAGGCCAGGGTTTCAGAATTCAAGGAAAAGGCCGAGACAGCGGCAACCAAGGTCAAGGAAGTGGAGAACGAGAACAAGAAACTCTCCAACGATTTCTCCCAGGCCAAGGCAACCAGGGCCAGAGAGGCCCGTGAAGCCCGGTTCGACAAGCTGGCCGGGGACGCCAAGGTCCTGCCCGCTGAAAAGGACAAGATCATGGCCTTTGCCGAACACCTGGGCGCGGAGTCCGAAGCGATCAGCTTCGCCGAGTCCGAGGGCAAGAAGCCCCTGGAAGACCACTTCTGGGCCTTTCTGGAGGCCCGCAAAGAGCATGGCCTTTTCGAGGAATTCAAGGCCCCGGACGGCGACGGCAAGGACGAAGACTACGAATCCCTGACCGGCCTGGTGTAGGGGCTGTTGCCCTGCGTATCGGTAAGGGCACGGCGCGCCGTGCCCCTACAAATCAAACGAAAAATCGGAGGAACATATGACCATCAACGGAGAGATCGGCAGCATCACCCGCAACGACGAACGTGCCCGGGGCGACGGGCATTCCCCGGTCATCCTGTCCGGGGCGGTCAAACCCGATGACGGGACCTACCCCGTGGGTCTGATCCTGACCCGCAACAGCGACAGCCAGCTCATCCCCTATGAAGCGGTTGCCGCCGAGGCTGTTGGCGCAGGCGACGGAGCCACCAAGGCATTCACCAAGATCCTGGCCAAGGCACCTATCTTGCCCGGGTCCGTTGCGGTGACCGACGGAACCGAAACTTTCAGCGATGACGGCTACGGACGTCTGACCGGTGACGCGGATGGGTCCGGCACCATCGATTACGACACCGGGGCGCTGGCAGTGACCTTCAACGCCAACGTGACCAACGAGCAGGCCGTGACCGCCGAGTACGAGCGCGATGTGGTCGGGGTATTGGACCAGGACGTGGACACCACCAAATCCGGTGCGGCCCTGTACATCATCCACGGCTCGGTTCAGGAGCCGGTTCTCAAGGTGGGCCAGACAGCCCAGGATGCACCGTCCACCGCATTGCTGGGGACCCTGCGCGGCAAGGGGATCTACGCGGAGTAATCAAATCAGATGTAGGGGCACGGCGCGCCGTGCCCTCCACGTTAACCCACGACGTAAACAACAAGAGAGGTCAATATGTTCGATATATCCGGTCTGTTCACCAAAGAGGCCCTGATCCGGAACCTCAAGCAGCTGCCCGTGCTCAAGACCCCGGTAATGGACACCATTTTCGTCAATCGTCCCCAGCTGGGGCTGGCCGTGGTCGGCAGCGACATGATCAGCGAAGTGGCCAGGGAGCTGCCCGTTGTCCAGCGGGGCGGCGCGTCCATTTCTGCCGGTCCCGAGTCGGGCACCACCAGATTCTACGAGCCCCTGCCCATCCGGCCCTACAAGATGGTCACCGGCGCGGACCTGAACAACCTCAAGGCCCTGGGAAGCCAGTCCAGACAGGCCTGGGCCGCCCAGAAAATCGACTATCTGCGCCGGGCCTGCCGCAAAACGGCCGAGGCCATGTGCGCGGTCTCCCTGTCCGGCACCCTGACGTGGCCGGTCAAGCTGGAGGCGGGCGGCTGGGAAACCTGGACCATCTCCTTCGGCTCCCCTCTGTCCGTGACCCCGGGCAAGCTGTGGTCGGACAATGATGCCAAACTCAAGACCGTCTTCGTGACCCTGCAGGCCATGGAAGAGAAGCTCCAGGAAAAGGGGTATGGCGGAACGGTCGAGATCTGGGCGGGCAAGACAGCGTATGAAGCCCTGTTCGCAATTGCCGAGGCCAGTACGACCACGGCCAAGATCCGGGTGGAGCTGACCGAACAGGGCATCAACATCGGCGGGTATCTGGTCAAGCGGCGGTCCGAGACCTACCGCAACCCCCAGACAGGTTCGTCCGTATCCATCCAGGGGACCAAGACCGTGCGCATGATCTCCACAGATGCGGAACACACCATGCCCTACTGCGCCCTGGACGATCTGGACGCCAACCTGCAGCCGTTGCCCTTCTTCACCAAGCCCATCGTTTTGAAGGACCCCTCCGGGTACAAGATCGTGGGTGAATCCAAGCCGTTCCCCATCCCGAACATGGACGGGGTCTGCGAAGCCACGGTGGCCGCGTAACTACGGTTTTAAGTTTTAGGTTTTAGGTTTTAAGTAACTACCTAAAACCTAAAACCATAACCGTAAGGGCACGGCGCGCCGTGCCCCTACCGCCGAAGGAGAAACCATGTATTCGACGCCCCCATCCCTGACCGGGTTGATGCCCGAAGACGAGCTGCTCCAACTGGCCGATGACAGCGGGGTCGGCGACCTGTCCGACCCCGCTGTCCAGGCCGTGCTGACCGAGGCCATCGACCAGGCCGACCGGGACATCGACGGCTACGTGGGCACCATCCAGACCGTGCCCCTGACCGATGTCCCCGGCCTGGTCGCCAACATCTCGGCCAAACTGGCCGTGCACTATCTCTTCCTGCGACGCCCAGGGGTGGCCGAACCCGAAACATGGGAGAACGAGGCCTCCCGGTGCTACCGGCTCCTGGAATCCATTGCCAAGGGGACCATCGTCATCGGTCCCAGGGAAGGAGAGAGCGTGGAGCCCGAATCCGAGGACATCCTGGTTGCCGCCCCCGGGCGGATCTTCACACAGGAACGGTGGAGGGAGTTCTGATGGCCGGGGTGAGCCTGGATATGGACACCGGGCCTGTCAAAGACCTGCTCGACGAGCTGTTGAAAAAGATGGGGGATCTGACTCCGGTCATGAATGAGATCGGGGAGATCGTGGTCACGCAAACCAAGGAAGCGTTCGAATCCGGCACGGCGCCGGATGGGACCCCATGGAAGCCCACGATTCGAGGTGGCCAGATATTGGTCAATGAGGGGGATCTTTGGAACAGCATCAACGAACAAGCGTTTAGCGACCATGTCGTCATCGGATCTGCAAAGCATTACGCTGCCATCCACCAACTGGGCGGTGAAACCGGCCCGCGAACCATCAGACCCAAAAACAAGAAGGCCCTGTTCTGGCCCGGTGCGGGCCATCCGATGAAGGCGGTCCGCCATCCCGGTTCGACCATCCCGGCCCGGCCCTTTCTTCCGGATGAACAGTCCCTTGATTGGGACGAAATCCACGACACCGTAACGAGGTATCTGCTGCCATGACACGCGAAGCAATGGAAGACCGGATCATCGAGCTGCTCAAGGCGGGGCTGCCGGACTCCACCCCGGTCGGCTCCCTGCCACTGGGCATGGATGACCGCAAGGCCATGGATATCCGCAGATCAGCGGTATGGGTGGTCTACGTCGGGTCAACGGCAGGAGCCAACGAGGTCGGACGGGGGCTGATCCAGAAAGAGGCACGCACCTGGTCCGTCCTGGTGTTGGCCAAGCAATACCGATCCAGCCGGCAGGCCGGTTGTCAGGCCCTGGGGTTGCTGGAATCGGTCTGCGATCTGCTCACCGGGGCCAAGGTGGACGCGGGCGAACTGACCAAGGTCCGCGACCAGATTCTTCGGCTTCCCCAGGGATGCGGCGTCATGGGCTACGAAGCCCATTTTCGACTGAAAACCATGTTAACCCGACACATATAGGAGAACCATCATGCCTGCCTCCCCAAGCACTGAAAACTATCTCTACGGCAAGGGCGAAGTTCTGTTCAAACCCACTGGCGGCTCCGGATATCTGCACCTGGGCAACTGTCCCGCATTCGGACTGAACGTGGAACTGGAGAAGGCCGAGCATTATTCCAGCATGGCCGGGACCAAGGAAAAGGACCTTACAAAAGTGATCCAGAAAACCGTCAAGGCGGCGATCACCATGGAGGAATTGTCCGTCCAGAACCTCAATCTCGTACTCATGGGCGGCACCGTGGCCACTGCGGCCCAGGTGGAAGCGGAACTGGACGGGACCGAAGTTGACGTTGTGATGGACCAGTATGTTCCGATTTCTGACGGGAAACTACGGCTCTCTGATGTCGTGGTTGCTGATGCGGCGATCTCCCCCACCACCACGTACGCCGAGGGGACCGATTATTTGCTGAACCGTGAGGCGGGTATGATCATGGCTCTGTCCGGCGGGTCCATATCCGAATCTTGTTTTGTTTCTGCGACCGTCAATGGTGTGCAGAAATCCACGATCAGTGCGTTGTCGGAATCGTCTGTTCTTGGGGAGCTCTACTTTGTAGGCAACCCGGACATCGGCCCGAAATGGCAGGTCAAAGGATGGAAGGTTGAACTCTCATTGTCTGGCGAGATTCCCTTCATTTCTGACGACGTGGCACAAATTACAGTGGATGCTGAATTCCAGGCTGACAGGGCATCTCATCCCTCTTCACCATTCTTTGAAGCCGTCAATGTGGCGTAAGGTAGGACTCAATGAGGAAGCGAAGCACGCTCAAGATAGATGATCGAGAAATCACGGTAAAGGAACTCACCGTCAAGGACGTCTTGGAGATATTCGAGGCCGGTGGGGATCTTGAGAAAATGGACCTCTTTGAACTGGTCAAGGTCCATCTTCCCAAGGCCGTTGATTTGACCATCGACGACATGAAATCCATGGCCCCCTCCGATCTTGTCACGGTTTACGAAGCGTGGCGGGAGGTCAATTCTGCTTTTTTCAGGATAGCCCAGGCGGTCGGTCTGGGCGCAATCCTGAAAGAGTTGGAGGCCGCGATGCAAAAAGACTTTATGACCCTGTTTTTCGCCTCATTGAAGCGGGACACCACGACGTATGGGGTTACGGATGGGGAGCCTTCATAAAGGCAGTTGAGAGCAATCAGACGGCCCGTGACGAACGGATCAAGGATTTGGCCCTGGCCGTTCGTTACGGGTCACTCATGGACCAAAAAACATTCACTCGGTGGCTAAATGGCTCGTAGCAACACAGTAGCGATCTTAATCACGGCCCGTGACAAGGCGACAAAAGAAGTCGGGCGGGTCAATCAAGGGCTGGCGAAACTGGAAACCGCAGGGCACCGCGTTTCGCGGGCCTTTTTTTCGCTCAAAACCGCGATAGCCGGGATCGGCATTGCTTGGGGCGCGGTCAACATCACCAAGACCGGCGCGAATTTTGAACAGACCATGGCCGAGGTCCAGGGCATCACACGGGCTACGAAAGCGGAATTTGAGGCGCTCGAAAGCATCGCCAGGGAGATGGGTGAAAGCACGGAATGGTCGGCATCCCAAGCCGCCGAGGGCCTGAAGTTTCTCGGCATGGCCGGGATGACGGCTGAACAGGCGATCAAGGCACTTCCCGGGATGCTCGACCTTGCCACGGCTGGCGGGATCGAGCTTGGACGTGCGGCGGATATTGCCACGGATACCCTTTCCGCCTTTCGGCTTAAAGTGGAAGAAACGGGTCGGGTCAATGACGTCTTTGCTCGAACCATTACCACCTCCAACACGAATATCGAACTCATGGCCGAAAGCATGACGTACGTCGCGGCAACAGCGGCGGGCTTCGGCTACTCCATTGAAGAAACAAGTGCCCTGATCGGTATTCTTGGCAACAACGGGATCAAGGGTTCCATGGCCGGAACCCAGCTTACGCAATCCTTTATCCAGGCGAAAGAGGCTTTCGATTACTACGGGGTTTCAGCCCGGAACGCCGACGGATCAAGTAAGGGACTGATTGAAGCCCTTGAACTTCTCGAAGAACAGGGGGCTACGACCGAAGAAGTTATGGAACTCTTCGGGGATAGGGCTGGCCGGGCCATCAACTCCTTTCTCGGTGTGGGAACAAAGGCTATCCGGAAGTACGTCGAGGAGATCAACAAGGCGGAGGGGGCTTCGACTACTCTCGCTACCACAATGCGCTCCACGACCCTTGCCGCATGGAAGGAGTGGAAATCGGTTGTCGAATCCATCAAGATCGACATTTTTGACAAGTACGGGGAATCCATAAAGCAGTTTTTGAAGGGCATGACCGAGGCCCTGCGCGGCTCAAAGGATCAGATAATTGAAGCCGTCGGGGTGATCGGACCGCTCCTTATCAGGGTGCTCGCGGGGGTGATGCGGGCAAGCGGGAATACCGTTCTCGCTTTCGTTTCTTTAAAGCGCGGGTTGCACGACATAGGCACCTTTGCGGCGGCGGTTGCGACGGTCTTTGTGGATTTGGCGGCGGCTATGAAACTCTTGAACCCCGTGACGGCTTTCAAAGCCGCGACGCAAGGCTTCCGTGCCGCGATGCCAGAACTTGCAAAGGTCCGTGACAGCATCGACAAGTTTGGCGAATCCCAGGCATTAGCGGCACTGGAAACGGACGAGCTGGGGAACGAAGCCGCGAAATTGGCTTTGGCTACCGACGGCTTGGCCGCCAACATGCTTGAGATGCTGGAAAAAACCAAGACCTCGACAAACGCGACCAAAGAGGAAACCGACGCGGTAAAGGAGAACACGGAAGCCAAGAAGGAGAACGCGAAAGAATCTGGCGGCGGGTCGAAAAGTAAAGCCAAGAAGCCAGCGGTTACGCTTTCCGTTTCAGAGGCGATCCGATCCGAAATGAGCGTGTTCCTGGCCAGAAACAAGACGCAGCTGATGGAACTCGAGGACCTCTACGCCCAGGGGCTGAAAACGACCAGCGAGTACATGGCCAAGCGTCGTTCCATCATCATGGGCGAGTTTGACGCGGAGCGGGACGACATAGACAAAACCGCTGATGCCCAGATTGCAGCCCTGGAAAAAGAGGCGGACTCCACAACCGATCTTGCCAAAAGGAACCAGCTGCTCAACGAGAAAAAGCGCATCCAGGCAGAGCGGGAAAAAGAACTGGCAATCCTTATAGAAGAGCGCAAGCAGGCACTGATCCGGCTCAGAAAGGAAGAGCGTGGACTGGTCGATGACGATGAAAAAGACCGGGAAGAAGCCGAGGCCAAGGCATCCTCCGCAACCAGGGAGCGGCTTGAGCGTGAGAAGATCACGCCGAACCAAACCGGCGATGCATACGGCATCACCGGTAACCTTGCGGCATGGTCCGTCAACGAGAATATCAATAAACAGCTTTTCGATATGGACATGGAGGAGCTCCAGGCCAAGCATGACCAAGAGATTTCCATGCTTGAAGAGCACGGCGCTTCCAAACAGGAGATACTCGAAGCCCAGGCCAGGCAAGAAGCGGATATAGTCCAGAAACGAGCTGATTATGAAAAAGCTATGTGGGACAAGCGCCTGCAATGGACCGCCGGGTTTGCCGGAGGCATGGCCGGACTACTCAAGGAGATGTACGATTCCGGACTGGTGCAAAACGAAGCCATGTTCCAGGCCTACAAGGCCTTTGCCATAACCGAGGCGATCATCTCCACCTATTCCAGCGCCCAAAAGGCCTATGACTCCCTGGCCTCCATCCCCTATATCGGCCCTGCCCTGGGTGCGGCCGCTGCCGGTGTGGCTATTGCGGCGGGTATGGCTCGTGTCGCGGCTATCAAATCCGCCAAACCCACCGGCTACGCCTACGGCGGCATGATCGATGGCCCGGACCAGGGTGCCCGGGCGGACAACGTCACCATCCGGGCCACCCCGGGCGAGTACATGATGGATCGCCCCACGGTCCGTCACTACGGGGTCCGCGCCATGGAGGCCCTGCGCCAGCGGATCATTCCCCGGGAACTCTTTTCCAACCTCTCCCTGCCCGCTATGCGCCCCGCTTACGCGGGGCCGGGGTTCGCATTCGGTGGACAGGTGGGACGGCAAAATACCTCTCCTCAGCCCCCACAACAGACCACCATCGTCAATCTGACCGATAAGTCAGAACTGGACCGCTACCTGGCATCGGTCGAAGGCCAAAATGCGATTATGAATGTCATCTCTACGCGGAGCCAGACTGTCCGGCGAATCGTGGGGGACTAGATGATAGCTAACGAGATCCTTGCCGTGCGCCCTGACTGGTCCGATACCTTGCGGATGGAATATGCCTGGAAGACGACCATCAAGCGAGGGCTTGCCGGGCATGAGAAGAGGTCCGGCCTCTTGTCGGCACCAAGACGCGCCTTTGAATTTACCGTGCAAGCCCGCACCGGTCTTGAATCCGAGATGCTGAAAAAGCGGCTCTATACGGCACACGGGAAGATATTTGGGGTACCGCTATGGACGGACGCAACCGCTCTTGCGACGGGAGTCAGTGCCGGGGCAACCTCTTTGTCGGTTCTGGAAACCGGCTTTCGTCTTTTCCAGGCTGACCGCCTCGCGATTATCGTGTCCGGTGGTTCCTATGAGGTTGTGGAGGTCTCGGGCGTTTCGACAAGTGCGCTCTCCCTGGCCGAGGCAGTGACGCAAGACTGGCCGGTGGGATCGTTTGTAGCCCCATTCTTCCAGGGTCGTGTCGATGACTCAAAGACGACGGTCACAGGGAAGACGGATCGTGATGGCACGGTTTCCTTGCGCCTGCTTGAAGAGTTTGACGAGCGTTTTTCAGTCCCGACACCGGATGTATCCGATTACCCTACATACAACGGTTTGCCAGTCCTTAATACCCCGCACAACTGGTCTGACAGGTATAGCCAGACGATGGAGATGGACACAGAAGCCTTTTCGTTCTCTTCTCTGGCCGGGTTGACCGAAAGGGTTCTGACTCAAGATGAACCGCGACTCACCATATCCCTGTCCGCCAGTGCTTTCACGCGGGAAGAATCCCGGCAACTGCTCGACTTCTTTATAGACCGAAAGGGGCGGCTCTTGCCGTTCTGGGTGCCCTCACCTGCTTCGGACATTATCTTGGCCGGGGCTTTTTCGTCAGGAGATATGATCCTCGATATTGGTGGGGTCGATATGTCAGCACTTTTCGGACAAGGCTATCCGACGACCGGGAAGCACCTTTGGTTTCGTTTCCCTGACGGTACGACTGCGGCACGGGAGGTTGTGGGTTGTGATCCTTCAACGGGGAGGATCAGCCTGGGGTCGGCAATCGGAAAGACGGTGGAGCATTTCACGAATGTCACCGTTTCGCTTCTTTATCCTGCAAGATTTGATAAGGACACGCTCGGTATGGATTACGAAACACTGGACGTGGCAAGCACTACGCTCCACGCGACGACACTTCCCCGGTGGGAGGTTGAATAAATGAGAGACACTTCACCAGCCTTTACGACCCGGGAAAAGGAAGAATACCTATCCCCGGTCGAATTGTTCCATATCTGGGAAGGTGGGGACGATCCCCAAGCGCGGCACTGGTATTACACAAGCTCTGACGAGCCCGTTGTTTATGATGGGGACACCTACGAACCGGCGGCAATCAAGCGGTCTTCCCTGTCCTTTGACTCCGACCTGACCGCGACGAAGTGCGGAATCACGGTCGGTGCCCTGGAAGAGAACTTCCGCGATTACTTGGCACAGAATCCGTTGGCCCAGATGTGGGTTAGTGTTTCGCGGGTCCATCGGGGGGCGACCAGCGACGCGGTGGTTTTTTTCGTTGGGCAGGTCAAGGCAGTGGCGTTTCAAGGGGCACAAGCAGAAGCCGAATGCGTGGGCTTTGAGCACTTCTTGTCAATGAAGATCCCAAGGTATCACTTTCAGGCGCACTGCAACAACATGCTCTATGACGCCAAGTGCAACGTGGATCGGGGGGCCTTTTCCAATACATG